TGTAAGAATATGTAGGAAAAAGGTTAGTAGTTATAAGGAAAGATACGATAAAGTATATGATTATGTTGTTTTCAGAAAATTTAGGAATTTGAGATTCCTTGTTTTTGGAAATGGCAAATCTATACATATGAAGTTTCGTAGTGAAGGCTTAACATTAGGCAGAATGCGAATGAATGATGCCTGGAGAGCAGCTGAAGCTATAGATGGTGTTGGTGATAGTCTTTCAAGTTATTGGGAAGCAGCCGCTGCAGGACTCGAAAGAGTTACAAATGTAGCAGTGGATGCTTTTCTAGTTTCGATAAAGACTATTATTAAGACCATTTGTAAATACGCTGTAAAAATTGTTGGAGTAGATACAATACGAAGACTTTCTTTATGGATTACCGACTTTTTTGCTTTGTTCATAGACGTTTCTAAATATTTTACAATCACAACATTAGTTTCTTTGTTAACCCGTTTTGTTACATTGAGCATGAGGTTGATGTTTGACATCTTACCTGTGCCCACACATTATAGATCTGAGTCTGCTGATTTGATAGCTTTGTTGATTTCTTTATCCGCTCCGGATAGTTTTGTCAATGTAGCTAGAAAATTAAGCGTTTTGTCTGACCCTAAGATGTTTTCCTCGAAGGGCCCTATTTTTAGAGTTTTGTCATTATTATTTCAGTATATATCAGGATTTTTGAAGTGGATGAGCTCCAAATTTCCAACATTTTCTAATTTTCATCTTTTGTTTGTTAAATATTTTTCTTTTATGAAGTTTTATGAGTATGAGAGTGCGTTGAGAAGAGTGATAGTCGCTTTCCATAAAGATGGAGGAGTGATTAATAGTGTAGAGTATAGAAGAGAAGTGCTGGAACTGTACCAGCAAATGGTAGACGATGAAGTGGTAGTGGACATGTTAACGACTGAATGTAGTATAACTTCCCTTAGACCTTATTTTGAACAGTTTAAGGGAATTTATACTTCGTGTAAGAAGTATGATGTTCACGTGAGAATGGAGCCTGTGTGTGTAGTGTTAGAAGGTGCAGCAGGGACTGGTAAGTCCAGATTGATGAATGAGTTGATAAAATTCTTGAAATATAAGAATTACTCGACTTATAGTCATACAGTCCCCCCAGTTGATGCCGGAAAAGATTTCTGGGATCAATATAACAATCAGGACGTAACTATTTTCGATGATATGGGACAACAAGGGGTTTCACAGTGGAGATCAATTATAAATTTGGTTTCCCCTGTGGCATATCCCCTTGATTGTGCTAAAGCAGAACTGAAGGGAACAAAGTTTTTTAATTCTGAATTGATATTGGTGACGACAAACCATTTTACAGATTTAACGAACTTTACGAGAGCTGACTGTATATCTGAGCCCCCTGCTTTGCATAGAAGAGGAATAGTTATTAAGGTGTCACGTCCTACGGAGGACGCGGATATTGGGAAAAAGTGTAAGGTTCAACATATGAGATATGATTATTTTGAACCGAATGCTCGAGAAGCTTGGAAGGTGACATTGGACCCAGGTTGCCTTGTGGGTGTGACTGGAGTGTGTCCAGAATCGTTGATAGACGTTGAATATAGAAGCGCAGTTCCGTGGATTTATGCTATTATTCAATTGTATCTTAATAGAAATAAGAGACATTTTGGAGATCAGAGTCCGCAAAACCAAGAAGATATAGAAAGGTCTTACAATGATTTTAAAACACACTTCGAGCTAACGATTCCTGAGTTTAAGAGCGAATCGTTAACTGCCTTCACAGATATGATGAAGAGGTTTTATGAGGATGCAAAAGAGGTTATGCTCAATTTCTTTTCAGAATCCTTAGAAATTTTTTCTAATATTAGTGAGGCGCTAATAGAGGGAATGACATCACAGTCAGTGGTATTATTTTCTTTATTAGGGGGCGGAGTCATATTTGGTTTGTATGCTTTGTTCCATAGAAGAGAAGAATTTCCCCCTCTTCTCTTTGGTCCTTCCCAAGTTTCACGGAAGGACGTGCGTAGCCTAATGGTAGGCGGACATGAACTAACGTTTATGTCAGAGTCTGAGACCCAAGAAGGATCTTTCGTTAGAAATCACATGAGATATGTGAGATTTAATTATGCAAATGGCCCATTTATCGAGACTAGTGAATCATATGGAGTTGTGTCAGGTAAGAGGATGATTATTCCTATGCACGTCTGGCGCAACAACATGAGATGCGACGTTTCAAAATCGCTGGCTTCAATGCGTAGAGAAATTTATGAATTGAATCAAGTGCCTGTGAAATTGATTAAAAGTTTTGATAGATTGGATATTTGTATAGTTGAGTTTGATATAAATCATGTGATTTATAAGGATGGATCTGAAAGGATGTTTCCGGACGCGAGTTTGACCTCTTTTAATATGTGCTCTTTTTTGAATGCTGATGAAACAAGGGATATCCCTTTTACTAATTTGCATATAAATGAGAGTTTTGGCACTAATAAGGTTAAATTTTCGGCTGGATCAGGCTTTTGCTATGACACTCCGACGCGAGAAGGATTATGTTGTAGCGTGCTGTTCAATCAAGTGAATGGTGTGGTGGGATTTCACTTAGCCGGCACAGGCTCAGTGGGATTCGCAGTGGTTCCCTCCAAAGGGGATCGAGCATTGTTAAAGCAGTTTCTTTATAGTGGTGAATGTAAATACGAAATCGTCGATTTTAGTAAGGATGAATTGCCTTCATCTGGATTAAGATTCAAACAAGATGATCTACAATCCCAACAACCTCTAAAGGAAACTTCTTTGATACCGTCTGAATTGAATGATTTGTTCGATGATATTCCACATGCAATTCGCGCTCCCCCAAATTTTTCTTCCTTAGGATCGCCAGCAAAGACTATGAATGCGATGACTCGTAAAAGCTTTATTCCAGTTCCAACATTGTTGGACGAGGAGATAGCTTTTGCTGAGAAATGCATTTCACAGTTTTTGCCTGACGAGTTTAGGGATATAACAGATTGGGAGATCGTGAAGGGTAAAGATGGATTGTCACCGATAAATCCAGATTCAGTGAATGGATATGGATATGGACCCGATAAGAAGGATTATATTGATTTTGAACGCGGTACTATTTCATCAGAAGTTGAAGAAAACATTAGCAAACTTATTCAACAATCAATCGATGGAAACATTGATCCTGAGTTGTTAATGAGTAGAGATAGTTTTAAAGACGAGTTGCGTTCTACAAAGAAGGTAAATCGTCCGAGAGTGTTCCGTATTTTGCCCTTACATCATATGGTGTTTCTCAAACGTTGTTTGGGAGATGTCTTAGTACATGTTAAGAGCAATATGTGGGATAATCAAATAGCTATTGGAATGAATCCATACCAAGATTGGAATCGTCTTTACGAAACTTTTAAAACTAAATATACAAAGTTTTGTGATGGCGATGTTGAGAATTGGGATGGAGGAGCTAATCCGGACATTCAACGACTGGTGAATAGGTGTGTTCTGAATCGATATAAAGGCCCAAATAAAGTAGCTTTGGGCGTGGTGTTGGAGTCACTCGTTACGTGTTTCGTGTTAAGTGCGAGAACATTGTATTTGACCACTCATTCAATGCCTTCTGGTTGTTTAGTAACTGCTTTATTTAATTCTTTGATAAATAGAGCTATTACGGCAATTACTTTGTATAGAAATATGAAGAAGGCGAATATAGTGGCCACTGTTAAGGATTTCAACAAGATAGGAGATTTCGTAATGGGTGACGACAAGCTGGTTGGCGTTCCTGAATCACTTTCCCAGTATGTTAATGCGCTGACTTTTAAGGAGGTGTTTAATTCACTGGGAATGGGATTTACGGATGCCAAAAAGGGCGAAATAACAGTTCCTTTTAAGGCATTAGAGGATTGCGAATTTTTGAAAAGGAAATTTGTCCCACATGCTTTGTTAGGAAAAGTTGTTGGCGCTCTATCGATGGATACGATAATAGGATCACTGAAATGGACAGATAGTAGGAAAGACAAGAA